AGTCTGCAAAAGGTTTAACTTTATCTAATGGTGGTAATGGTTACTTTGACAAGCCTCGTACAACTATCGTAGATGGTGTTGAAGTACAGAATACCTATGAAGATGAGTTAGCTCTTTGCTTAAAGAAGGCATATGATGGTTCTTACGATCCTAAGATTTTATCTTCCCGTTTAATGTCTGTATCTGCATTCTTTGACGCTGGTTATCCGATGGAAGTTAAGAAACAGATTGTTGAACTGGCTACAGCTAGATATGATTGCCGTGTATACTTAGACGCTGGCATTTTACCATCTCTTGCTGGTATTTATAATGTAATTAAAGATTTCTCCATTTTTGACGATCACATGGTTAGTGTGGACATTCATAACTATCTTACTAGAGAATATAGCACTAATAAGAAGGTTAATGTTACTATCAGTTACCTGTTAGCTCCACTCTATGTGGATCATGTGACCAACTATGGTTATCATATTCCATTCTGTAAAGAATACGCTAAATTAACAGGTCATGTAAAAGATTCTTTAAAACCAGTGGTTAATGAATATAACTTAGACCTGAAGGAAAGACTCAACAACAATCGCTTGAACTACTTCGAGTGTATGAGTGAAAATGATTATCAGCGTGCTACACAGAATACAACACAAAAAACAGAAACAGACTTACTTGAAGAAAGTAATTCCAATATTCTGTTTAATATTAAACGTAACATCGAGCTTGATGTACAGAAAGAACTGTATAACTTTGCCGATGAAACAGTTCGTAACTCATTCATTGAAGTTGAAAGAGCTAAATATAGTTCATTAGAAGGATCTGTTGTAGAGAAGTTTGATATTTCTTTCGCAACTTCCGAATATGAATTCGAACATAGTATCTTACATTGCTACTTAGCAATTACCTTCCGTGGATTAACTAAACAGGCTATTGTTGAAATTGATCTCAATAAGAGAACATATAATTCACCAGTAACCGAAGAATAATCAGAAAGGAGTGAAGGTTTATGGCAGAACAATTAACTATTCAGTCTGGTATTAAGCAGGCTACTCAGAGTGATATGACTAAATACGCTCTTTTCATGGGTGGTACTAATGTAACTAATGAAGTTTTACAGTGTTACGATCCATTGAAGACTGGTTATGCTCGTATCTTTATGGTAAAGAGACCTGTTTTCTTAGTTGAAACCATGCAGACAAAGATAAATCGTTTTAAACATATCTTAGAATATGGTAATACATCTATTCAGGGATTAAATGATGTTTCCGTTAATTTCAACTCTATTCAGGGTGGTTATGTAGGAAAGTCCTTTGAAATTCCTTCTGTTGCACAGGATGATACCACATCATTCAATATCAATGTATATGAATTTTCTGGTTCTCCTGTTCGTGAAGTTATTCATTCCTGGATTAATGGTACAACAGACTTATTAACCGGTCTTGCACATTATAACGGTGCGGATCCAAAGATTGCACGTATTCAAGCTAACCAGACAGCAGAATTTATTTACGTAAATACTGATAACACTGGTGAAAAAATTGAATATGCTTGCTTATTAGCAAACTGCTTCCCTCGTGGAATCAATACTGATGCGTTCAACTATACATCTGGTGAACATAACTTAGTTGAAACTACTGTAGAGTTCAGCTGTACTAAATATGAATCTATCCAGATCAATCAGGTAGCAGCAAAGTTACTTGACAAGTATAAAATTCTTGCTAACTCACTTAACTTCTATAGTGGTTATGATGCTAAGGATACAAATAATGATCTCGGTGGTAATTCTGGTCTTGGCTACAATCCTAAGACTGGTCATTTAGAAGCTGGCTATAAGACAGCTACTATGACACCTAAGAATAATTGGTAAAAATATAAAAATAAATAAAGAGTGTTGGAGAAGTTCCAACACTCTTTATTTTTATACATTCATATCATCTATCTCATCTTCTAAACCAAGATCGTCTCCACTATCTCCATTGTTAGGATTTGGTTTCAATTTCTCCTCTAAATGTTCCAATGATGCTCTTTCAACCAATTCTTCAATCTTATCCATATCAAGCATTGGTAATTGCTCTTTGGCAAGTAATTTCTTGAAGATTTTGATTTCTTTCTGTAAAGACTCAGCATTCATTGACTGGTTAGGATCATCATACATTAACTGTACTAAGAAATCAGCTAAAGCTGTAAATTGTCCAATCAATTCACTCTTTGTATTCATAGCAACAGTCTTTGGTGGTTGCAAAATAAACTGAAAATTATTAATAACATTTTCAGGAATATTTGTGGACCATCTCATAATTTTCTTATATAATTCTGTAATGTTAGCGTTAAAATCTAACTGATAATTAACAACTCTACCATTAAACTTGGTATTATTCTGTTCTATTACTTTAGCGAAATCAGCTTCCTGCATATAGTTAACGATTGCAGCCGGAACCCCAGTACCAAGAATATATGCATTTTTAAGCATCTCTAATAAGTCAGTGTTTAACTGTACATCTTGACCCGCAAGTATCTCAGTTTCTATTGGTCTTTCACCACTTCTACCTGTCGGTATGTACATTTCAGAACCATTACCAACTTTGTTAATAAGAGTAGTGTAACTAAATAAATCTGTAATATTTATCTGTCTTGATTGTCTAATTCTAGCAATTTCCTGAACTTTATTTGCGAGATTCTTATCAATTCCAGATTGTTTAATATAGTTCACTTTAGTATCATTACTATTCAAAATAATAGACATAATCTTGAATAATAACAACATCAGATAAAGTTTTGCATAGAACAGTGACTTCTTAATCATAGAGGTACCATTACCGTTTACATCTTCATCAATTTTAAATTCCTGCACATACTCAGCCGGTATGAATTGGAACTTCAATTTCTTTTCATTAAGATTATAGTAATTAATACAATCTACAATTGCTTCTTTAAATTTGATGTTATTTTGTAAGAAAGGCTTATCAAAAGATTTGACAACTCTTTCGGCAATAGCATCAACGATTGTTGACTCTCGTCTATGTTCATCAAACTTTGTGAAATACAACGTTGAAGAAACTGCACCAGATAATGGTGTAATATCTTCATCTTGTACGAAGTAATATCCAATCTTTGTATTCATAATTTTGATAGGGATCATTCTAGTTGGTTCAATCATACGTACATAACAATCGGATATATCACTAAATGGATTCTTTTCGGTTTTCTTTTTATCTGAAGAAAAAGAAATTCCCTCAGATGATACATCAGCATTATTAACTTTATTAAACCAATCAGGATTTACTTCTTTGGAATCGTTCGCTTCAGTCATGACAGACTCAGTATATTCTTTATAAAAAGATAAAGAGTCATAGCCTTCCTCTAAAATTGGAAGAGGTACAGATTCATTACAAACTGTAATATTACCTAAGATATTTTTCATATCTTTTGAAAACTCTTCCTTGGAGACATCATGTCTATTATTCAGATTATTACTACTTTCATAAATAGTTTTAGCTTTCGTTTTATCTTGTATTTTAAATTTTTCATATGTGGATTCAATAAATACATCCAACTCATTTTCTTTTTTACCGGTTTTATTTTTATCCTTTGGGATTTCTATATTAAATCCTTCCATTAAGGTAGATTCTTTATAAAACTTACCAGCGTAATCTTTTTCTTTGGATTTCATGAAATCGTTAAATAACTTTGCATATGGAATAACATATGCGTAGTATTCACCATATTCCAAAGTTTTAGGAATAATGAAATTCTTTATTTTTTCTAATAATTTGAATTTCTTTTCCATGTTTTCGATAATAGATGTATTATTGTCAATATCTTCATCATCAATATTATCAAAAATAAAACTTCTACTCATGCGACCTTCAACAACATCTGCAGAAATAATAGCATCTCTTGTAATTAAAATCGCTTCACTAAGTTCAATCAATTGAGATGCTACCTCATGTAAATCAGATTGCTCGAGTAATCTATTTCTATATGCATCATAAATTAAAGACTGCATTGTACTGTATTCTTCACCTGTCATGGATAAGAATTGGTTATTTAATAACTCATCAGCAGCAGCATTCTTATTATCCGAAGAAATGATTTGACCTAGAAATGAAGTTATATCACCACTATTTCTATGTGTTAAATCATCAAGTTGAGTATTTAGCAATGTTTGAAATTTCGTATTCAAAGTACTCACTTCTGAAGTTCTATCTGTACCATATATAGATAAATTAGCCTGACCAATCATATTATTTAAATTCATCAATTGTCGTCTGAATGACTTGTCATTAGCAACACTGTATTCAGCATTGGTATTACTATTTGATTTTTTAGGCATTATGCGTTCTCCTTTCTATATATTCGTTAAAGGTATGTTTTTTAGCAGTATATTTATCTTTTAAAAACATTGGATTAAGTTATAGTATAATGAAAGGAGAAAAAATTATGGGATTTGATGATTTTTATTCTTTTATAGATGATTTTTTCCTCGAAGCTGAAAAATCAGATTCACATATTATTATAGAAAAATTATACCCTAAGATAGAAGCTACTCTAAACACACCTCAAGGTGATAAAAAATTTAAACAATTAGTTGGACAATTTATGGATAGAAACAATGAGAAACTTCATACATCCGGACCTGTTCATATGATTCCTTTTGGTGATATTGATAAATCACAATATTTTTCATTATTTAATATAACAGCAAAAGAAATTCAAGATATGGTTGACGAAATCACTGATAATATGGCTGTAAATAGTGATTTTAAGTTATTAAAAGGTAATCCTATATTCTGGGTATTCTATTGTTGTATTCGATATTATACATTGAAGACTGATGAAAAAGGATTAAATACATCTTTAGCAATATATGCATTGTCGGCATATCCATCAATATTTCATATGTTTTTTAAATATCCACCAAATGAAGCTGTCATGCAATATACAATGGATAATCTATCCGAAAAATATTTAATGAAACAGGGTGGACATCTATTTGGTGGTTTGTTTTTATCAATTAAGCATTCATATGAATTCTTAAAACCATTTATGAAAGACGCATCTGATAAAGAGATTATTAGATTTATCCAAAGAATTAGAAACGACCAAAAGTCTATGATAAAAAATATTTGTGATCAGTATATGCAAAACCATGCGAAAGGATTACGAGTAAAATTAACCAAAGATTCTTATGATGAAGTTCAGCTTGATGTTGATACAGAGAATAATTCTACTATCGTTGAAGTTACTGCAAATAATATAGTAAACCAAATTATTACTAATGGTCTAGATTTAAAACGTGTAACCTTATGTAAAGATTTGGCTAGTATAGGACTTGCTGATTGTAGATTCTATCTGTCTAAGATAATTTCCGTTAAATATACAAAGGACATACAAGCATTTATTCATTCAGTTCTTTTCTTGTATTTATATGATGAACATAAGAAACGTGAAGATATAAATTCTTCTCACTTCCTTGTTTGGAGTTCTGAGTTATTTAGAAAAACAAATAGTAACAATAAGAACATAAAATGTATTAAAGATACTTTG